TACAGGAGAATCATGTCCGACTTTATTAAGTCACAGATGGATGCTCGCAACAACCTCATCGCACAGGCAAGAGAAGTTCTTGACTTTGCTGAGGCTGAGAAGCGTGGCCTATCTGCAGAAGAAAACCAGAAGATTGCTCGTATCGAGGCTGACATTGACCAGGCCGACACAGCTATCTCAACAGCTCGCTCTATCGCAGATCGTGAAGCTCGTGCTTCCGAGGCTGCTGCTTCATTCACACCAACCTCAGCACCAGTAAACGCTGACGCTGACATCCTCCGCTCAATCGCTTCAGGCGAAATCAGAGGACACGAGTTCACTCGTGAGTTACGCACATTAGTACCAAGTTCGAGCACTGTGGGTCAGGATTTCTACTCACAAGTTTTTCAAATTGCTCAATTAGTCGGCCCGATGCTAACTGTGTCTGAGGTATTTAACACCACTTCTGGTGAGAACCTAGTCATCCCAACTGTCACCGCAACCTCATCCTCTGGATCAGTTGCAGCAGGTGGAACTATTACCGAGAGCAACCCAACATTCTCCCACATCACCCTTGGTGCTGAGAAGTATGGTGCTCTAGTGCAGGTTGCACAGGAGCTAGTCACTGACGCTGGATTCAACATCACCAGCTACATTGCACAGCAGCTTGGAACCTCATTGGGTCTACAGGCAAACTCAGTTCTAACCACAAAGCTATCCAACGCAGTTGGCACAGCAGTGACTGGTGGAACCGGTGTTGGCGGAGCAGCTTCCTATGAGAACCTTATTGACCTTGTTTACGGCATCGCAGATGGTGCTCGTGTGCTTCCAGCTCTAGGTTTCCAGATGTCAAAGACTGGAATTGCTGCAGCTCGCAAGCTAAAGGATGGTGCAGGAAACTACATCTGGACCAACTCAGCAGTGCCAGGACAGCCAGCAACCTTGCTTGGTTACAATGTCTACGAGAACCCAAATGTTGCAGCAGTAGGAACCGGCACCAAGTCGGTACTATTCGGACACCTACCAAGCTTCAAGGTTCGTGTTGCTGGCGGCATTCGTGTTGACCAGTCTGCTGACTTTGCCTTCAACACAGACACTGTGACTTACAGAGGTCTGATCAGACTTGATGGAGCGTTAACTTTCCCAACGCACATCATGGCTTTCCGAGGTGGAGCAAGCTAATCACTAGCTAACAAAAGCTGAAAGACCCCAAGCGTGTAGGTTCGCTTGGGGTCTTTCTTTTGCTAGGATAAAACTCAACAAAGGGAGAACCTACCAATGGGAAAATCAGGCAACCCAGCCAAGAATAAAAAACTCAACGCAACTATCTCGGTCCTCAGCAATTCGCCTGGGATGCCCACTGGCTACGGACAGGCTACCGAGGCACTTGTCAATCTGCTAAAGCGTGAGGGTGCTGATGTTGCAGCACTAAGCAACTATGGTCATGAGGGAATCAACTCAACTTATAGAACTGAGTTTGGTGACATACCCTTGTATGCCAGAGGCAATGAAGCTTACAGCAACGATGTTGCACCAGCTCATCACAAGCACTGGAAGGCAGTCAATCCTAAACAGCCAGACTTGATGATTACGCTTTACGATGTTTGGGTTTTGAACTCTAAGGCTTATGACAGTATCCCGATTGCAAGCTGGACCCCGATAGATCACAACCCAGTCCCACCTGGTGTTTTGCAGTGGCTAAAAAAAGACAATGTGACACCACTAGCCATGAGCAAGTTTGGGCTAGACCAAATAAACAAGGCAGGTGTCGAGGGCCACTATATCCCTCACAGCATTGACACCAAAGTATTCAAGCCAACAGACACAATCGGTGAGATGTCAGCTCAAGAGTTTATGGGCTTCAAGGATGATGAGTTTATTGTCGGCATGAACGCTGCCAATAAAGCCTCTGGAATTATCCACCGGAAAGCCTTTGGCGAGAACATGATGGCCTTTGCAATGCTCTGCCGGAAGTACCCCGATGCCATCCTTTACATCCACACCGATGCCAGCTCACAGCATGGTTGGAACCTTATGGCACTAGCTCAGATGTTGGGCATCCCGATTGACAACTTGGCTTTCCCAGACCCACTTGCTTACCGCTATGGCATGACAAGAGAAACACTTGCAGGTATCTATAGCCAGATGGATGTCATGCTTGCCACCAGTTATGGGGAAGGATTTGGAGTCCCAACTGTAGAGGCTCAGGCCTGTGGTGTCCCAGTAATTGTCAGCAACTTTGCTGCTTCACCTGAGCTTGTTGGAGATGGTTGGGTTGTCAATGGTCAGCCACTCTACGATCCAGCACAGCACTCATTCTTTAGCATCCCATCGGTGCCAGAGATCTATACAGCTCTTGAGGAAGCCTACAAGCGAGGCAAGGGCAAGTCAGCCAAGGCCATCGAGTTTGCCCAAGCCTTTGACCATGAGAAGGTTTGGAAAGAGAACTGGATGCCGGTGCTCAAGAAACTTCTCAAGTAAAGTGCTATTTGTTATCGGGTCATCGCCAGGCAGAGAGCAATGGCTGGCAGACTGCACAGCCTCGATAACCAGAGAACACATCGCCATTGTTAGCTTTGGCTTTGAGCTTGCCAAAATTGGCTGGGTAATCTCTAACACAAAGGCTGACAGATTCTTGTTTTTACAGGACTCATGGGTAATCAAGGATGACAGGTTTTGGGACTTGCTTGAATCAACAACTGGCTCGGTTGCCATTACTGCTGACCCATACTTCTATGGATGCTATGCCGGTGTTTACGAGCGTTGGGTTATCGAGCAGATTGGAGTGCCGGTGATAGGTGACAAGCGTGAGGCAATACGCAATGAGATTGACTGGCACAAAAGCTATGTTGAGGTGTCTGGCAATCCACAGGTGCTATTCCCAGAGCTAACAGATCGCAACTCAACAAGACAAGAGCAAAAGCATGGGAGAACCAACCTAGTGCTAGAAAATGATTACCTAATGAAATACAAAGGAACTTGGTCATGATTGTTGATGCTGTCACTTTTGGTGGCGAGATTGACCTTATGAGGGCAAGGTTTGAGGTGTTGCCAGCCGACCAGTTTGTAATCATCGAAGGCAACAAACAATACGCAGGGCAACCCAAGCCCTATGTCTTTGAAGAAAACTTAGAGGCTTTTAGCAAGTGGATGCCTAAGATTCACTATGTAAAGATTGAGAGCCTTGGCTCAGGCGATGCCTGGCAAAATGACTACCATCAACGCCGCAATGTCGGGATAGCTTTAGAGGGTTTGGGCTTAGCAGACACCGACACAGTTTGCCTGTTTGATACGGATGAGTTTTGGGACATTGAGAAATTAAAGCCCACACTGCACTCTTGGCGGATGCCCAAGTATCACATGAGCCTACGCTGGTATCACTTTGACGAGTTGACAGGACTAACCGGCGAGTGGCAATACTTCAAAGGTCAAAATGTAGATGCTATGCGATGGGCTAGAGATTCATTCCCTACAATCAATGGTGGCTTTCACCTAACCTCGATGGGTGACTTAGATTACTTGATAAGAAAAGTCAAAGGCTTTGCACACCAGGAATACAACAGACCAGGACTTGAGGCTGAACTAGCCCATTGCTGGACTTATGGGCACAACCTAGAGGGAGCTGGTTTCAGAGAACTGCCTGACCTCTCGCACTTGCCAGATTGGTTTGCCCTAGAATTATTGCCAGCCGATTGGTACAGGAGAAGGCCCAATGCTTGAGAACCTAATAGTGCCAGTGCTAAACAGATACGATCTGCTGCAAAGGATGCTTGACAGCGTGGATGTGCCAGTTGAGCACTTGCTGGTTATTGACAATGGAGAAGGTACAGACAGCCTTACTTTTAGCGACAAGTTTGCCAAGGTCACTCACTTACGGATGCCAGCCAACATGGGTGTTGGTGGATCTTGGAACTTAGGCATCAAGTCCTTCCCTTATGCTCACCGCTGGTTTATAGCTTCTAACGATGTTGTGTTTCTATCAGGTGCTCTAGAGAGCCTTTCAAAAGCTCTCAGGGATGAGATAACCCTTACAGCAGATTTCCCTTATTGGCAGTGCTTTGTCCTTGGGGATGAGGCTGTCAGTAGCATTGGGCTGTTTGATGAGTGTGGCTTTTATCCTGCCTACTTTGAGGACAACGACTACATGAGGCGAGCTGATTTTGTAGGGGTAAACATTCGCAAAATTGTAATTCCTACAACTCATGACAACAGCTCAACAATAAAAGCTGGCTACCTAGACAAGAACGCAAAGACCTTTATTGCCAACCAGTCCTACTACCAAAGCAAGGTTGACCACAACGATTACACAGCCGGCTCTTGGTCACTAGCCATTAGGCGAGAGAACGGTTGGGAGTGAGCACCCTAGTTTATACAGGTGGCACCTTTGACCTATTCCATGCTGGCCACGCTAGGTTTCTGCAACGCTGTGCCGAGCTTGGGCCTGTGGTGGTATCCCTAAACACCGATGAGTTTATTGAGGAATACAAGGGCAAGCCACCGGTCATCAGCTACGCAGACCGAGAGGCTGTGCTAATTGCTTGCAGGTATGTTGACCGAGTAGTGCCCAACACAGGTGGCACTGACAGCAAGCCAAGCATCGAGGAAGTGTGGCCCGACATCATTGCTATTGGCACAGATTGGGCTAGGCGTGACTACTACGCACAGATGAAGTTTGACCAGGACTGGCTTGATGAGCGAGGCATTGCCTTGATCTACATTCCTTATACACAAGGCATCAGCTCTACAGCCATCAAAGAGCGTATGCTTTTCAGGAGATAAGATAGGAATACTATGGCCATTACAAACGGATATGCCTCACTTTCAGAAGTCAAGGCCTCACTAAGAATCACAGACAGTGTTGATGACTCACTACTTGAAACAGCCATCGAATCTGCCTCAAGACTTATTGACGGCTTCACAGCCAGAAGCTTCTCTAACGCAGGTTCCGCTGTAAGGGACTTTGCTGCCACCGACTCAATCAACCTAATCATTGACGATGCAATCAGCGTTAGCTTGGTTCAGGCTACGGATGAAAAGGGCAGCACTTATACAACCTTTGGTGTCAATGACTACCAGCTTGAGCCAGTCAACTCTAGATCTGACGGCCTCTACTTTCCCTACACAGGCATCAGAGCTGTCAACACTTATGCCTGGCCTGTAGTGGACCAGCAAGCACTTGTCAGAGTCACTGGTGTTTGGGGTTGGGCTGCAGTGCCAACTGCTGTAAAGCAAGCCTGTGTAATTCAGTCCTCAAGGATTTTCAAACGACTTGACTCACCTTTGGGTGTTGCCGGCTTTGGTGACATGGGTGCTATTCGAGTTGGCCGATACCTTGACCCAGATGTCGAGCAACTACTTATGCCTTATAGGATCATGAGGAACTTCGGCTAATGAGCATCAGCCTAATCAGGCAAGCCCTTGCTACTAACCTTGCAACCATCCCAGGACTACGCACAGCAGCTGAGGTGCCGGACCTACCTAACCCACCTATTGCTATTGTTGCTTTGAGATCTGTCACCTACGATGGAGCCTTCAACAAGGGCATGACCAACTACAACTTTGCAGTCACTGTCATTGTTGGCAGAGCTGCCGAGCGTGAGGCCCAAAGACGGCTGGATGCCTACATCAGCACTGGGGACACAAGTATCAAAGGTGCAGTAGAATCAGATAGTACACTTGGTGGTTATGCCTTTGACTGCCGAGTTGTTTCGATGGACTCAGTTGGTTCATTGAACATCAGCGACACAACATACCTGGCAGCCGACTTCACAGTCGCTGTCATAGCAAACTAGGAGATAAAAGCAATGCCAAAGTTTTACGCACAAGACTACAAGGTCACAATCGGCACAACAGTGCTATCCAGCTCAATCGCTGCTGTGACTCTTGACATCACCCAAGATGATATCGAAACAACGGCTTTTGGCAGCACTGCCAGAACTCGTATTGGAGGGCTAAAAGATGCAACTGTATCTTTCGACTTCCACCAGGACTTCGCTGCCGGTGCAGTTGACTCAATCCTGTTCCCACTATTGGGTTCAACAGTTGCAGTCAAAATCTCACCGACATCTGGAACTATTACTGCTACAAATCCTGAATATAGATTCGATGCATTATGCACCGCATATTCCCCATTTTCAGGCAGTATAGGCGATTTGGCCGTCACCACAATCCAGTGGCCAGTATCGGGTCCAGTTGTCCGAGGAACTGCAGCCTAGTAAGCTGACATCATGAAAATAAACCTACAAGTAGAGTTCAGCGACAAGCCTGGTGAACCTAAAGAGGTCACCTGCCTAGCATCTGACATGGTGAAGTTTGAGACACACTTCAACATCTCCATTGCCAACCTAGACAAAGACCTCAAAATCACTCACCTGCTTTTCCTAGCTTGGGCAAGTGAAACACGCACTAAGGCAACTGCTAAAACTTTTGATGAGTGGATTGACGGAGTTCTCTCTGTATCGGCCTCTGACGACCCAAAAGCATAAAGGGTCTAGGGGATAAATCAGCTCATTGGTTCATAGCATCTCTGGCAGTCGAAACTGGCATCAGTCCCAGAGAGTTGTTGAAACTCGATGAGCGGATGCTCTGGACACTCAGCCGGTATTTGATTTACAAAAATCAGCAAGGCTCTAAAAGATAGCCCCCTGAAAAGGGGGTTTTTCTTTTGGGTAGAATGTAAGCATTACCTAATCTAGGAGTCACAGTTGGCAAGCCCAATCACAACCATCAAAGTGCAAGGTGTCAGAGAGATGCTGCAACTACTTGATGCTGTGCAACCAGGCTCAATCAAGGAACTAAGAAAAGACATCCGACAGATTGCTCAGCCAGCAGTTTCTGCCATTAGATCTAATCTGCCAAAGACCTCACCGCTATCAGGCATGAATCACTATGGCCGCACTCGCTTTGCTGGTGCTAAGGTAAGTGCTCAACTGCTACTTGGCAGAGCCATAAACAGCACTACCATCCCTCTTGTTAGATTGCAGGTTGAATCACCTGGTGATGCAGTAGGTCTTGAGATAGCTGACATGGCTGGCCGAAAGACCATGATGCATGGCCCAGCTTTACTTTATGAATACAAGGGCATAGGCCGAGTCGGTGGCTCTGGCAGACAGAAGCCAACCAAGTCAAGATCTGTGGTCAGGCGTGGCAACACTCAAGCTTTTCAGTATCGAATCACTGGACAGGGCAAGGGCATGACAGACAACCTTGGTGGCATCCCATCTCGATACATCTACCCAGCCCTAGCTGGACAGGTAGATAACATCGCTGCCGACATGATGAAAACCATTGAAAGATACTCTCAGAAAATCAACTACAAACTTAAGGCCGCATAATGGCAATTAGAATACCCATCCTCACCAGCTTTGACCCTAAAGGGCTAAAGCAAGCTAACGCTCAGTTTGCCAAGCTACAAAGCTCAGTCGGATCACTAGGCCGAAACTTTGCTGCTGCCG